TGCTTTAGCATCATTTGAAGGCTTCTTTTCACGGTCAATAATGGTCTTTGTGAGCAGGTCGCAAGTGGGACATGCACATGATTTAACCATGGTTGGTTTCCCCCCGACTCCCTGTTTCTTTGAGCGTTTGCGGCGCGTAGCGCGCTCCTTCTCCGCCGCGCTCATAGAGCCTGCCGTTTTAGGCGTTTTGGATGATACCTTCTTTTTGGGTCGGCACTTTGGATAACCCTTGCTGTCGGTTTTCGCCTCACTGCGGCCACAGGGAGGGTGTTCTCCTTTCTTGTTCTTACGGGAAACATCAACCCATTCCTCTTCAAACCAACGCCTCAAGTCTTTGAGGATGATAGAGGATGGACGCGTAATCATTTTTTCTTCCCCTTCTTTTTCCATCCTCCGCCTTTCGATTTATACCACTTGGCGGCCCAACCGTTTGCATAGGCTGATGGATAAACCTTGAATTTGGATCGGGCCTTGGACTTTGCCTCCGCCCACAGGGAGGGGTTGGTCGGTGCGTTTTCGCCTTTGTCATCGGACTTGGCTATGTCGTGTTGGATAATCCACCACGCTTGATTAAATGCTTCAGTCACCCTTGTCTCTCCATTAAACGCCTTTGTAAAGCCCTATCTTTTTCACCTCAATACGGTTTGCTCCATCGGCCTGCTTCATCTATTTTGCAGGTAACACAACGGTCGCCCATTTTTGCCCCTTTGCATCCCCTACAAACAGTTGCGAATCTCACTTTATTGGGGAGGCGTTGTCGAACACGATGTTTCAAAGTGTCATATCGGACTTTAAGCGTGGCCGAACCCCCTTCCATACATGTAAGCACATAGGGCATTCCCATAAAAAAATTCGGTCACGACTTCCGCCGTAGAATCCGTTGATTCGCACAGCAAGAACAGGTTCTTTGCAGGAAGGACAGTCCTGCTCAACCTTGTTTTGATAATGTTTTGGCTTCATGTTATCATCCGTGACACGCATGGGTGTAAGTTATGACATAATGTGTAAGGTTGAGGGGGTTAAGAGGAGGGGTGGGGAGAGGGTATGTTGCAGGGTCGGTGATGGTAATTTGAGTTGGAGAAACGGTGTAATCTATCCCTTGAACCAATTGATGACGATCACCGCCCAAAGTGTTATTGTGCATGTAAATGTCAACGAGATATACCGTATTATCGTCTTCGGAGGCCAAAGGTGCAAACAACAGTGATGTTGGCCCCCCCGCACCATAGGTCAAAACGCCGCCAGGAATAGATGCGTAAGTCCCCATTTTTGTAGAGGTTCGATGAACAGGTGTGATTTGATATGTCCCCCCACCGCCAGGTATCGGGCTGTCTCCTTGATCGCTGTTAAAAAACAAATGAACCTGCCCGTCGCCTTGCGTTCCCCCCCCGTGAAATCCAGTGGGATCACGAGCAAACAAAACACCCATGTTTGAAATTGGGAAATCGGCGGCGTTGAATCCCGCCACGAAGTCATTCCGCAAATTTGAATCTGTTCCATCGGAATGAACCGTTTTAGCAAGAGGGAGGGGGCCTGCTCGAAAGAAAGAACGCTTATCCTCAATTGCTAAGACGACAGGCGTTGATGGCCCTTTGCCAACACGAACCGATGCCAAAACAACTGATTGCCTGTTCAAGTGAGCGGAGGGCGACGAAGGATAAAGCCCCGATGAAGTGTCCACAAATGAACCAAAGACGATACCGACATTGTTTGGCAAACGGGGGTCAACATAAATCAGCATGATTGCTTCATCATTTGCACCAGCAGGATTTGTGATGGCAGTTGATGAATGGGTGTTGTGAAGGTTTGCCGTGTTTGTTCCCAAGTTGTAGGTCGTCTGCGAAAGTGAGAAAAACATACCATCCAAACACACGGTTCCTGCATCAACAATGACACTGCTGGTTGAACCAAGCGACCCGCTCAATCGAACAGTGCAATTGCCAGTCAAAGTGTCGTTTCGTGTGGTGCTGTCGTAGGCGTTCAAGGTGACTGGGACAATCCCATTCAACATACCCCTCTCAAGGAAATTTGACAGCGTAGGACTTGACAAAACATCCGAGTCCCGTAGGCCATCGTTTTGATACGAAGCAGGCGAATTGAGATGCCCTTCGGCAAGGTTTGAATTAGCCATCAACGAACCTCCATCAAAATGTCAACCCGAACCTCGGTGTTCTCGTCCATGTTGAAAGGAAGAAAAGTCCCACGATATGCAGGGGTGTCAAGTTGGTTTGCGCCGTGAATTGAAATCTCTCGGATTTGTGAAGCAGTGACCTGTTGCGTGTCAAAGAAAGCAGTGATTGAAAGAGTCCTGTCGTCAATTTTTTGGATGGTGGGGGTGACTGATAACTGGCTGTTGCCAATGCCTCCATCTCTCGACGAGGAATCGCCTCCTGTTGACCCAAGGCTCACCTTTGAAATGAGCGTCTTCATGTGGTCTGCCAAGGCCGCTTTCATTGAATCAAGAACAGGCATCACTTCACCTCAAAGAAACGGCTCTTTGATTGCCCTATGGGTTTCCCCCTTTTATTGCTGTCCCTTGTGCCAATTTGACCCAAACCGCCACCATGCTTTGCACCAATGATGAAGTGTTGTGAGTTGTTATGACGAACATAACGCTTGACAACGGCAATCACACGAACACTTCCATTTAACGCCAACTCATTCAACTCATTCTTCTTTTGTGATTCCGATTGGCGGGTTGGGTTGCTCGTTGCGGCTTGAATGTCCGACAACAGGCCCTCAATACCCTTTTCGTATTGAGCAACAATGAGGTTTGAGGTGGCCTTTGTATAGGAATGCGAGGCCTCAAACACTGCAAATCGCCCTTTCACGCCATGGATAGGGAGGTCAATTTCTATGATGTCGCCAGGATTTACGGATGTTGCCTTTAACAGCCCCTCGATTGAAACCAACGGCGCACCGTTTTCAGCACGACTCAACAAAGCCTTGGCGACCGTCAATGCTTCCTTCATTGTTTTGAGGCCTGGCACTTCTTTCTGCAAGGTTCGCACGAGATTGTCTTCTGCGTTTGACCCTGCCGCTTGACGCATTCTTTCCAAGTCTTTGACCACGACCTTGACGGTTTCATTTTCGGCCACTTGGTCGCCAATGATGATCACTTGATTTGGCGAGTCAAACATCCGACTTACACGAACCAGTTGCGCTCCACTATCACTTCCTATGCGGTTTTCCGTTTCATTGAACGCTTTCTCGGAATAAACCATCACGCCATTCTTCTCAACGACCAGTTGCCTCCCATCCACCTCCGTAAGACTCTTGATGACTTCCATGACATTCAAGCCTCGTGTGGGCCGTGAAACATAGGTCTTGCTATGTTGATTCATCAAGTGGAGAGCGGGATGAGCATCAAGTGTATTTAAAGTCTTGAATGTGTTTTGTGTGATTGAAGAAGACGGCATAGCCATGAAACCTGCCAAGGAACCTGCCGATTTGTCCAAAAGTTGTAGGGCGACATCGCTTGTTCTTAAGCCGATGGCCCCGTATTGTCCTGCGATCACATTCCCCAACTCAAACCCACTTTGAGACAACAACTCGCCTTCCGTGTTTCGGAACACAGCGAAGCGTTTGTTCTGCTTTTCTTTGATTTCCGAAACGCGCCACAAATGCCCTGCTGAATCGAAGAGGTATGGAGGGAAGAAAGAAGCGGAGAGATTTTGTCCATCAATTTGAATGAATGAGCGATTGTAGGCCTTCACCAAACCTTGACTTGAGCCATCGAACAAAATGAAGGGCGATTGGTTCACCATGATGAAATCAGTCGGGTCATAAGGAAGCAGACCTTTGAAATTCACAGTTGTTTTTGCCACAGCATCAATGCTTGAATCGTATCTACGCCATGTGTTGTTTTGGACTTTGGACAAAACCACGGAGTTGTCAATGAATGATGGAGCAGTGACATTTGCAGGGGTGTGAGAGATTGCATCCCGTAGTGTTCTCGCAGTGGTCGTATCAGTGCTGTCGGTTAAATAGAGGTCAACCCCCGAATCAAAATCAATGCTCGCTGTTGAACCTGCGTGAGAGATACCCTTTAACACATAACCATCAATGCTGGTGTAGGTGATGTAGCCCACCACGCCAACAGCCATCAATTTGCCCGACGCTGGTAAGTCCAATCGGCGTTCAGCCAACAGCCCGACCGAGAGGTTACGGATGATGCGAACAGCAGGTATAGCGTCAAGCATAGTTGAGGACTGTCGATATTCTCCTTCATCGGTTTGCTTGGCAAAGTCTCCTCCAACGCCTGTTCCATCAGCCGCATAACGAGACTCGGATTGATACAATTTCTCGTCGCCCCCTGCATGGGTGATTTGTGAAAAGCGAGCGTCAATGTCCGAAACAATCTCGCCATCATTCTTACGAACCGCATCGGATTTGAAGTGCTGAAGCATGTTGCTGGTCGGAATCAAATGCCAAACCACATCATGCTCGTTTGCATCGGGCCATTCTATTTCAAAGGCCCCGTTTGCAGAAGAAATCAAGTCAACTTGATTCAAGGCACGATCAGCGTTGATTTCAAAGACTCCATATCGTTTGTCTCGTGTGAACGGTTGGAAGCCCAAGCCACCACTGTTTGAGGTTGAACACCTTGCGCCCAAAAGCCAGCCGTCCTGCATGAGATTTGATGCGAAACCATACATTTTCAGTGGTCGAACCAAGCGAACAGCGTAGTCCACATAACGACGCTTAGGAATGGAGGCTTGAGCGATTGTTCCGCTTGCAGGTATGTCGCTTCCACGGCCCCCCTCTTCTGCTCGGTTGAGGTATGATTTTCGCAGAATAAACACGCCACCCCAAGCAGGAAGGTCGCCAGCACCTCGAACAGTCCAAACATCCTTGCCGTGAGTCATGGCATCAACACGAACCGAATCCCCGCTCACGGTGATTGCACCTTTTGTTGCATTGGTGTCGGGCGACCAAACAGGCTTTTGGTCGATGTTCACAACGGTATGAGAAACACTTCCACCTGTGGTTGTGAAGGCCTTGGTTGTGAATTGTGTGTTCATTGACCACGAGGGGAGGACGGGGTAAATTTGTCCGATTCCCAAATCGGTGTTTAGTGAAACAGCCTTGGTTGACAGGACTTGATATTCGGTGTTCTTTGCATCCTTTCGCTCACTTTCAACCTCCATCACAAGCCCCAAACGAGGTTGACCTTTGGATTGAAGGTGGCGTTGTTCACTGATTTCGGATAGAGGAATAGGGGCAACAGACTGGACTGTTCCGCTTGATTCCGAGCCAATACCCCAACCAGTGACAGGGTAGTGGTCGTTGGCAGTTGAATAATGCACTGAAGCGGCATTCGTCTTGAGAGCATTTCCTTTGAGGGTAAAGAAATCGGCACTTGCGCCAAAGTCTCCCGAAGACTTGGCTAAAGCCATTGGTGACTCGGATTGCGGGTAGGATGTAGAACCTTTGAATTGAACGAGGTCAATGTGCGGATCTAAACCCTTGTTTTTGGGAATCATGTCCAAACTCTCGTTGATTGCGTAAGGATGCGGTGAAACCAAAGTGAAACCGTATTTTCTTGCCAAATATCCCTCAACGGCTCTCTTTTCATCAGTCGTAAGCCCACGGTCATATTGAATGACTTCAGCAATTTTGCCGTTAAGGAAAAATGATGACGGGACATTCCCCACCGTATATTCTCCATTATCGGCTTTCCAAAAATTGCCTGTCGCCGTATAATTTCCTGCCCCTTTCAAATCAAGAGTCACTGTTGCACTGCTTCCTGCTCCATCACCTCCTGTGATAGAGGCAGTGACCAATTCGGGTTGCCCACCCACTGCGCTGTTTGTTGCTGAACTTACCGTTGTCCATGTGGTATCGCTACCTGCCCACCACTGCCATTGGTTGTTTGAGTCCATTCGGATATAAAGATTGAATCCACTACGGGTAACTGGACTACTCGCCCTTGATTCGATTATTCCATGAATTGCATTATCGTCCGAATCAGCCCAAGCAACTACGAAAGCCGTTATTTCAGCCGTGTTTAATTTCTCGCTGAAAGGCGTGAACAATTTATCATTTCCGTCACAATCAACAACAGGCATGTCGTTGACATAACTTGATGATTTGATGAAGGTTGGCTGTGCCGAAGCGGTGCTTTGACTGAAAACAAAACCATTATCCGATGAATCAACCCATTCCGAAATAGCGTCCCCATCATTGAGATTCAAGGAGTCTGCTTTTAACCAAAGCACAGGGCTTGAAACGGGAAGCGTTTCCGATCTTATATCATCCACGGAGACATCCCAATGGCCGCTTGCGTGAGCCATTGGAGAGAGCATACCGAATTCAGTGAGATTCAAACGCCTGCCGATGCCGATTTGTTCCTCATGTGAAAGAACGGGGGTGTTTGAAAGACGGCGAAGGCCGAAGAACGGCGTGGCCTCGGTGGTGTGGCCCGACATCACGATGCCAACTGGGAGGTTGCGTTCAATGCCTGCATAATTCGCTGGCATGTTCCAATCAGCACCATACGCTGTGGCATCGGGGATGAGGTTCATTGAATCGTGAATGCCGCCATCAAAGCGACCCTTGCCCTCAATCTTTTGAGCGTTTTGATTTTCAGTGGGGTCGCCAGCGAGCATGTCCAGTGCGTCCGAGGCTGTCCTCGTCCCCCATGCTCGAATCGGCAGGTGGCGTGAATAATTGACCGTTGTTCTTGAGTCCATCAAGAAATAGAATTTCGTGGTAGCCTCTCCATCACTGTCTGTATCAACGGTCAAGCGAGAACCCTCCTGCAAGGGGTCTATACCGTCGCCTATGCCCTCTCCTCGTGTCAAACGCTCCGAACCACTGGTGGGCTTGATAATTCGCATAGTCCCTGCTGGTTCACGAATCGTGGTGTGGCCCATCAACACCGCACCAGCAGAACGCAATCCCTTGACATTCCCATGGCCGCCTGCATTCAAACCATTGAAGCCTTGATTTTGTAGCCATTGGACAGCATAAAGGCGTTCAAAGGCTTGAGCGTTCACCGCCTGTCCTGCTGTGGTGTTTGGCGAATAATTCCGCAGAAGGATTTGCCGTGTGGCTGGATAGTTGGTAGAACGGGGCATCCCCGCCTCACGGTATCGGAAAGTCATGAAGTGTTCTCGGTTTGTTCCAAAGAAGGCGGGGTGTCCGTATTCTGCCAACCACGAACAAAGGAAAGCATCGGGAACACAACCAGTGTTTGTGTCGCTTTCCTTCAACAACCCCATGTCAAGACTTCCAGTGACCACATAATTTAAGCCGACACGAATAGGTGTAGCCGAAGCATTCAGCATTTCGGGATCGTGTAAGAGCAAGGGAGGGACGGTGGCTAATTCAGTTGCACTACGAACAGCGATTGAGCCATGGGGTGAACCCGAAACATAGAGATTGCTTGCATCCGAAGTGATGATATTTGGTTGAGGTCGGCCACCGAAGAGGGTGCAATCACCAACCAAGAAACCGTTGACCATAAATTCATTCGCAACATTCCCCCTGTTGTTGAAAGTCAAAGCATCAGTGAGGGTAAGGTGTGTTGGCGTTGCTACGCCCGAAATCGTGGTGGTGCTTACCGTTGCTTGTGAAACACTTTGATTGCTTCCCTCGACTTTCGCATGTTCTTGACCTGGCGCAATCAAATAATCAACATTCTTTCTTGGAGTCGTAGAAGAATAGTTGCGTTTGTGATTATCAAGACGAGATCCGCCGATTTCCTCTTGAGGCAAACCGTCGCTTGAGAATGAACCCGTTGCTTCATCATACCCCGAAGTGCCTTTCAAATCCAAGGTGTCAAGGTCATAGCGAGTTGTTGAGTTGGTCGATGCCCCCGAACCAAATCCGAAATGCTTGTGTTCACTTTTCGTTTCAAACATGAGGCTATACGACGAACCGAAAGAACGGTGTAGTTGTCGTCGCAGGTTCATTGGAGTCCCACGATGCCCGATAGGAGAGACAAATGAATGCCCCTGCCGTCCAAAGCGGATTCGATGATGCGGATATAACTCTCCTGTCGCAGTGCCGTTGTTTGTCTGTTTCAACACCGAACCTCGCTCGGTGTGGTCGCTGATTTTGTGAGCAGTGAAGAAGCGTGTAGTCCCACTTGGTTGACTCCCTGCGGTGATGTTTGAATCAATTCCTGTCAAGGACATGCTCGGATGCAGAATACGCTTGCAGTGGAAAATCAACATCCGATCATGCGTGTCAAATTGAGATGCCTCATTGGATGCCTCGGCCACACCCGCTTTCCTTGGGTCGGGGGGAGAAAGACCGCCCATGCCCCATGAAAGGTTTGACCACGCTTGCACACGGTCATGCCCCGACCGAACAAAAATTTCGCCAGGTATCTGCGTTTCATCGGGCAGTTGAATTTGTAAGTTGGGAGAGAAAGTGTCGTTGGGAGAGGACGGGCCAACTATGTTTTCGTCGTCAATCTCCCTTGCATTCTGCAACTTAAAATCACGAATGACTGTCCCAAACGGCGATCCGCCTTTGAGAATCAATTCGTTGCCTTGGTCATCAACAACGGGCAGGTCTTCAAAGACCAACTCTTCATTTGAAATAACCAAACCTTTGACACGCTCACTGTTGACCGTGTTTGTTGTTCTAAAAGGACGAGAATAGGTTTGCACATTGTCATCATTGATTCCATAATTCAAGGTGTCGGCAGTGTGGCTTACACTTGAAATTGTAGTGCTGTCCCTCGCAGGCATCATGTTGTTGACATCTGCCGACAAAGCCGAAGTGTAACCGTTCTCAAGGGATATGCCCACTGTGTCGCTCTCTCCAAAGAAATTTGACCCGTATTCCAATGTCTCAATGTTGAGATCGCCAGTGGTTGTGGGTTGCGTAGTTGCCGCCGTCAAGACTCCCTCGACAGTGGGGGCAGTGATGTTGTAGTCGGGAGGAGGTATATTGGGCGTGATGCAAGAATTCAACCCTTCAATGGAAAACCGACTGAAACCCGATGTAGCGGCCCCGTCAACATCTGCTGATTTACCACTGCGGGACACTGCATTGACCGCAGGCAACGCCATGTTCCCTCCATCCATGGGCTTTGCCAACATTTTCCATTGAGGCACTGTTGTCCCGATTCCTTGGATAATAGGGCCGAGGTTTGCCCCCGACCAATACCCTGCATCACTGGATGGGGCATTCTTTTCCCATGACAGGACAACAGTGTGCTTTGGCGGCTCGGCATCAAAGGTGACTGAAGTTGCTCCCGTGGAACCAACGGGGATGCCGTGGCTGGCAATTGTCAACTTGACATAAGCAAGGGTGCTTCCGAGAAATCGCAGGCTCAAATCAGTGTAGTTGTAAGTCCCTGCGGCGGTTCCACCGACAACAACAATCCGCCCTTGTTTGGGAAGGTCGGACGGATAGCCATGTTGATAGGGGATGTCCAACGAAACCGACATGGTGTTGGTGTCAAGACCGCCAAAGGAAGAACCCGTGATTGTTTCTCGGCCCGACATTCGGACATAACGAGCGCGCAGAAGCCGTGTCAATCCTCGCTCGCTCACCTGCTTTGCTTTACGACTGTTGATTTTGGCGGCGATAAGTCGGGTCGCCTCTTCTGTCCCCAAGTCGTAAGTGAGCGAAAGGCCACCTGCCGTAGCCGCCGCCGCCGCCGCCTTCAAGTCAACACCGATCACATTTGTTGCTTCAGTGGGAAGGGCTTCGTGGGCAATCGGTGTGCGAACAACAACAGTGAGTCCCTGCTTCCAATTCGATGAAGCGTTTGTCCCGTATTCCCAATCGGTGACATCATCATCGTAAGCGGTGTCGGGATAGGTGATGTGCATAGCAAAAAGACCGCTCTTGGGATAGCCTGTTGAAGAAGCAAAAGGCTGTGCCGTTGCGGGGTAAAGGGTCTTTTCATACCTCGCCATTTAATTCACCACACAGACTTCCCGTTGAAGAGGGTTTGGGCTTCTGCAAAGGTCAATGCCCTTCGGAATATCGCAACATCGGTTATGTAGGTGTCGTCCATGTAAATTGGGCCAGCGTTGTTTGTTCCTGTTGTTCCCGACCCCACATCTCCAAATTGTCGTGTAACCACGGAGGCCCCCTCTTGATTGAAATATCCCTCAAGGGTTATTCCCGCATCCAAGGCAAAAATCAAACTGCCACCATTTGTAGTCGCAGGCGCGCCAGGCACAGGTGTTGCCGTTGGATCTAACACAACATAAGGTGCGCCGAACAATGCCATTCCGATTGCGACCATGCCCCTTTCTCTTTGACTTCCGAGACTGGAATGAATGTCGGGATGATCTGCTGTTGAAGGCGATAGTCCGTCTGCACCTGTTTGGAATCCCAAGGGATCGGTATTTGGTGCGCTTCCTGCGTAGTTGTGGTCTTGGACATCAGCCATGTAATTCGTTAAATCAATGATTCCGTTTGTGACCGAGGGTGTGCCGCCGCTATCAATGTAGATGTTGCCTTCACTTCCAAAATAACAGAAGAAACGGCTATTGTCGGCATCATAACCCGCAACGATGTGCATCCATTGTTGCGTTTGATATTTGACAATCCCAAGAGTCGTGGCCTGTCCAAAAAGCACCCCTGCTCGAACATCAAAAGGAGCGGCTGTCGGACGCGTCACTGCAACAAATAACTGCCCGAAGCCTGTTCCAGCACCGCAACCGCCTATGCTCAATCCATAGGGTTTATTTGGACTGTTTTTAGCGATTCCATGCAATATCGGCCCCGAAACATGCGTGTCGGTGGGGTTCTTAATCCAAGCACTGATTGTCCATGAATTCTCACCAGTGAAGTTGTTGCTCACTGGATGGTCGTATTGCACCCCCGAATTCTCTTCAGCGAGGGTCACTGCATCACCGACAGTGAATTGTATCGCTTTGCTTTCCTCGTCTTTGCCCGAAGCGTATGCTGGCCCATTTGCTAAGGCTCTTGCCCCTGCTGTGGTCAAATAAACTGCTTTGCCATACAACTCATCTTCAATTTTGGTGGCATCCTCGGTGACTGCTCCCGATGTTGCCACATTTGTTCGTATGTAGGTCAACGCTAAATCAGTCGGCTCACCGTTTGAATCCAACTCCATTTTGTGATGAAAACCTCGCAAAGTATTGTCGTTAATCGTGTCATTGTTCTTCAAATCCGTGAAGTCAAGCACCGCCGATGCAGTGGAGACATCTCCAAGGTTTTGAAACCCACTAAATCCAGTTGGCCCCTTTGAATAATGGTGTTTGTAAAAATCCGAATAATCCTTGTTTGTTCCGTCGCTCACATCGAAGGTTACCCCCGTATGGCCGCCACCAAAGAACAGAATCCCCTTTGAATCAACTATCGGCTCAAAAATTTCAACGACTACATCCTGCAATTCAGTGGTTCCATCGGTTGCGAAAAGGGCTTCATAGAATTGTTGTGTTTCTTGATATGGTCGTATGTTTTGAATTTGAAATGAATCGGTTGAAGCATTGATTCCAACAATTGAATTCAAGCCTTCAAAGGTCGCCAACCTGCCATTGATTCTCAAAATACCTTTGTTGCTTGAAGACACTTTTCTTGCTCCACGAAGAAGCACTTCTTGAGCAGAAATGTCAACCGATATTCGGTTGATGGGCGGATCTAATGCGGGATTGAATGATGCGGGGGCTGGACTCACGATTGCGCCTGCCCCGCCAATGTCAAGAGTTGGGGTTTTTGTGACCACTGAAAAATTTCCTCCTAAACCATCGTAAGAGCGAAGGGTATCGTTGAGATGTGTTGCTCCGTGAGGCGCACCCGTAAATGTGGTGATGGGAACAAAGGTTTCGCCATCAAGTCCTAAAGGAAGTGGCGCAGGGAATGAGTTGGCTTTGTAGTGGCGGCTATTTGTCGCCAACAAACCACCAAATCCAACTGCTTGCTTGGGCTTGTAAGCGTAAGGTGAATTGTTGGTCAACCACACTGCAAAGTTGCGACCCGATGCGCCAGGCACAGTGCTGTGAATGACAATCGAAACGCCGTTCTCGCCCGTCCTGCTCTCCACCGATGAGCCAACAAATGCACGAACATACCCCATGTGACTTCCAGTGTTTGCACTTGAAGGACTCGCCGTAAAGAGCGGGGGCGGGTCAAACGCACTGCCCCCTGTGCTATTCTTGGCATCGGGATGTCCTGCCATGTTAATGCGCCGAATGACTTCTTCAACCACACTGGCAAAATCCTTCTCAACACTTGCTATTTCTCCCAAGTTGATAGTCATCGGTTGAACATAATCCAAGGTATCGTCGCTCTTTTTTCCTTTCAAAGAAAGTGCCGCAGGGAAGCAATCAACAGGCAGAATTGTGTTCCTGTCATTGTTTGATTCTTCCAACTCAAACGGATCGAAAACAAAACCATTCATGTTCGTCCCATCGGGGTGAATGTAAAATTTGGTGTCGTCGTTGTAGTCAACAAACACCTTTTCTGTTGATGAAGTCCAGTTGAACAGGGTTCGGATTTGTGAGGCTATGTCGCCAGCCAAGGTTGCGTTTGTTGTGTAGGTTGTGCTGTCGGGGAAAACGAAACCACCTTTGATGACAGGCATACCCTCAAGAAGCGTAGGAAGTGGACTTGGTGTGCTGTTATCGAAGGCGTATTTCGTAAGCACGATGTCAAGACTGGTTGATGTCAAGGCACTGATTTTTCCATAATACCCGTAGGTGTTGAGGAATCCTTCGCCAAACGAGACATATTCGTTGACAGCAAAACCCGTAGTGTCGTCAACAGTCAAGGTGATGGTTGAACCAGCAGTTGAGGATGTGGCGGTGCAAACGCACTGCTCCGATGGTCTTTGACAGCGAATAGAGGTTCCTGCATCAGTCAAATTATTGACCTTGAAGGCGGCGGCTGGTTCATACATCCCCCAGTCGATTGAATAACGGTTCTCGTATTGCGACATGTGCGGCCTGTTCATGGCTGTCATGGTGCAATCAATCATCAATTCCAGTGATTTGTTCGCTGGCAGGGGGTCGCCCTTTTCTGTTGTTGTTGACAGGATTTCTTGAACATCAAACATTGATGAAGGGAAAATTGGGATTTCAACGAGAGCGCGTGTGGACGCATAAAGTGTGGAGGTTGCCTTGTCATTCCGAACCGATGGGTTCCCAGTGGTTACCACACGGTCTTTCCAACCGTCCAAGAAGGAATGTTGTTCGTAGTCCGTTTTCGCATCAGCCATTCCCTGCCCTGCGCCACCGAGACTGATTGAAACGGTTGGCGATCCCATGTCACCGATTTCTTTCACAGGCGTTCCTTCGCTCAAATTGAAGTCGGTATCGGAACGCTGGTCTGCTATGTCCATCAGTTGTGAACGGCCACGAATGTTTGCTATGGGCGAACCCATTGAATCCGTTTCGGGCGAAATTTCTTCGACACGGGCTTTCATCACCGTCAATTCAATGGACACCAAACATGGGTCGGAGGGGTTATCAGTGGCAGTGACCAAGTCGCTTAACGCCTCATGCTTCATCCGATTGCTTGGTTGAATGAGTAACAAATTTTCATTGTTCTCAACTTCGTTATCTATGATGTCAAAAACGGTCAAGTTGCTTCTTGAGAATGCAGAAGGTGTAGCCTTTGAAGAAGAATGGGCGGTGCGGTCGTTGCCTCCCAATGAAATAACCGACAAGGTGTGAAAGTCGCTGTTTGCATCCTCGTCGGGGGTCATCAAAGAAGGAATGGCCTTCGGGCGGCCATATCCATTTTTTGAGGTCTGCGCCACCACCACGCAATCTTCAACATTGACAAACACCGATGGAGAAACATCTCCGAAGGGAGCCGAAGTCAAGGTGTGAGACTTCAAAGGGCGGTTGAAATTGGTGGTCGGCACTGAAACAATTCCCCCTGCCGCAGTGATGTCAAGGAGAATGTCATCGTGGTTTGAAGGAACGCTTAAATACGGCTTCAACAACAATTCTGCAATCGTCTTCGGAGTCCCGCTCACGGACAGAACAGTGCTTGCAGGGGGGAACATTTCTTTGACAATCAAATACCCTTTGTCCCCCGACGCATAATACGGGCTGAAAGCAGTGTTGACATTTCCCGAACCAATGCTCGTGCCTGCAACCACTTCACCAGTGAGATCTATGGCCTCATAGTGAACAAGGATTTTCGACGGGCCACCGTTTGAAGAGATGATGGAAGGCGCAGTGATTGTGGCAATACGGGCATTCTTTTCGGGAGTCAAATGCCGAATGTAGTGTGGATTTGTTGGTTTGTTGTTTTTCAAATCAGCCCTGTGTTCATAGTCCAACGATTTTAACAGAAACGGTCGAACATCCTCCACAGCGATTGCGATTATTTCATTGTGTGATGAAGAATTAAAATTGGCCGAAGAAAGGTTGCTATATTGGCCGATGCCGCCTTCAAACACAATTCGGTTAAAGGGTTGACTGGAACCATCAGTGGCTCTTGAAGTGGTGCTTTTGTTGCGAAAATCCAACAACTCTCCATTGAAAACGGTTTCAGTGACTTTGACCGCATCATTTTCTTGAATCATTGAATTGACTTCTAAGTTATCCGTTTGATAATTGAAAGTGTCTGCGATCCCCTGCACTGTTTTCTTGACCACTTGCGATTCGGGGATTGGCAGTTGCCTCAAGAAGAATTCTCCATCCACGAGGTTGTAGGAGGTGACTCCTGCGCCACCCACTTCTGCGGTATCGGATGATTCGTTTAAACTGCTCATTCAAACACCTCAAATGAACCCGTATTTTTCAGTGAAATAACCGTGGACTACGCCCCTATCATGCTCGCTTAAAACCGTGTCGTATATGAGGACTTCCGCCACTCGAAAATTGATTGGGGCCAACAGCGAACCAGTCCCCGAAGAAGGGTTAGCACTGTTGAATGATGTGGTGTTTCCAAACAAAGCGAAATTATCCGATGAAGCAAAATCGAAAGCATTTGGCAATCCCCCTATGAATGAAGTTGACAATACCCCGTGATGGTAAATGTGAGCGTTTTGGTTTGTTCGGTCAATCACAATTGACACTAAAAGCGATTCTTGGTCTGTTGCTAAAGGGGACGAAGTGGAGGAATAAAGTGCAGTGTTTTGTAGTGAATAATTTGCCGAAGTCTTGTCTCCTGCTATGTTGTTCCGATCCGTTCCAAACAATCGAACCGTATGACTTGACGACCACACTGGCCGAATCATCATGAACACAGTCATGTCTTCTGTTGGTGAATCAATGGCAACACTTTCGCCAGCGAATGAACCAGTTGTTGTCCCATTGTGAAGCATAGCGGCGGTGGTCGCTACAAGACAAGCCCTGTTGTTGAAATGAACACTTGATGCCTCATATTGCCAATATCCCACAGGATAAACACCAAAGTTGTTTGAAGTCAAATCTAACCATTTCTTGAGGTTTCCTCCCGAAAAGTCGTTGGTTGTGTCCAATGCTTCAGCATTGAGCCATAATTTCAAATTGGTTTGAAGAGGTTCGGGGTCATTGACCAATGTTGTTCGTGCGGCTGTTCCCGTGGTTATGCGACTACGGGTGTTGATGAAATAGGCCGTGTTATCCAACCCCGACTTATCATTGAACCGTTGTCCCTTGGTGAAGCGAGCGCGTGTAAATGCGTCTTTTTGACGGGTTACACCATTTACCGCTTTCTCTTTGTTCCCATCGTCAATGATGAGATCGGCGTTGCCAAGCGTAAGCCATATCGGGGTTCCATCATCGTGATGAAAAAGAAAGCCTTGGTCTTCGGGATGATTTTTTGTTCCAAGAACCGCTTTGTTCTTTACCTTGACCGAATGGCAACCAACGATTCCTGTTAAGAAGTTGAGCGAGACAATTCGGATTCTTTCGATTGGATTCACCATGGGGTCAAGGTCTGCGGAATTTCCTATTCCCATGATGTTGCCCGATGTGTTCTTGACGAGACTTGAGGGTGTTTTAGTCAACCCTGTTTTTGGGTGAGTCCCTGCTTGATTTACAACACCGTTCAAGGGAGAGGCCACCAGCGTTGAATTGTTGATGTAACCTTCTGCATTGTTTGTCCAACGCTGTGCGCCACTGATGGTCAAGGTGGCCCCCGAATAGCGTTGACGAACCTGTTCGGGCGTGAGGCCAGTCACATAGGCCCCTAACAACTCAATGCCGCTATAATAGTCAGTGACTCCACTTTCGTTAGCAGGCGGGTCATAGATTCGGAATTGACCCAAAGTGCCATTGTTGCTGAAGTCGTAAGCAATCAACACAAATGGCTTTTGTAGCCGCCCTGTGTGTTCGCCCGAACCATCTCGTGATTGCGTGGGAGATGCCTCGAAAGCATTGTCAAAGAAGTGAATATCGGGAACCTCTATGTCGTCGTTGAAATCCCAAAGACCAATCGTTTCGTTTGTCGCCAAAAGGTTGCCCAAAGCAGGGTTTGTGATGCCACGGTTCAAGCGAACACTTTCAATGATGCCACGGTATTCACCTCCACGACCTCCGATGAACATGTCCGAGGATGTGTTCTTGAGAATTCTTCGCTCAACCAAATTCATTTCAGCAACCAATTCTCCATTCAAGAACAACTTGATTTCCTTTCCAGTGAATTGAGCAGTGACCAACATCAATGGCTGTGCGCCAAGCGTGAGGTCTTGGGGCTTATGTTCTCCCCCCGTGTAGGTTCCCGAATGCGATTCAGCAAGGACGGGCATGTTGAATGAGGTTTCAATGGTGAAATGTCCTCCCACAGTCTCAACGCTGAAGGTAAGTGCGTCTTCTTTGAACGGATCACCAGCCTTCAATTGAAAGCAACCTGGCTTTTCCAACACCACGCCTCCGTAGTCGGGGACAATAAAGGCATCAATCGTGAATTCTCCAAAAATGCCGTTGAGGGGGTTTGCTTGATTGGGATAATGGATGCGGCCAACCTTCGTGGCATGACTCATTCTTGTGTTCGCATTGGTTCCCGAAACAGCGTCATACGCAGGCCCCAACAGGTCAACCCCGCTTTCTTTGAATTGACCAGTGGGGACGACGATTCCATCCGTAAAACCATTGAAGCGAATGGCTTTGCTACGAAATTTGTGAACGCCCATCAAATACCCACCAGTTGTTCGATTGCCGCCATTGAAAGACGATATGTGAAAACAGAATCACCAGCCTCAAAACTTGGCTCAAACGACAACAGAACGGCTGGTATGGCAATCCCTGTGCGAATAAATGGGTTTGGTCGGACAATCTCTCCGTTGACTGTTTCGGAGGGGTCAAAGGCTTCTTTATTTTCACTTGCAGGGTAGTCTGTTGTTTTACCTGCGGGTAGAACAAATTGTCGTAGAATCCTTTGGTTGTTTGGCGAGGAAGCCAGTGATTCGTAAGGAATGCGAATCCCGACGATGTATTTTGAAACAACCTTGCTCTCACCAATGTTGAGGAACCGAGAGGTGTCAATGGAGGGTATGGACGAAGGGAGGTCAACCAAGCCGCCAGCAAGCACATTTGGATTTATCAGTGCGCCGCCAGCACTTGAATTCATAATGATGTTCATCAAGTCCTGCAACTTATCCCCTCTCGTCATTTGAGAGGTTGCTGTTCCGCCTGTGAAATTGCTGATGAAGAATTGAGAAGGCCAATTGCCTGTTGACTTCTTTCTTGAAACATTGAGGTTGCCGTCCTCGCCAAGCGTTTTATTCTTCAATTCAATGCGTTCCTTCGTGGACACGCTGGTTCCTTGAATAGCGGCAGAAAGGGCCGCCTGCTGTCCTGTTTTTTGGGTGATGTCAAAAATGGAGGAAAACGCCACTGTTGCACCATTCACTTTGACATTTGCAGAACCAAGAGCGGTGTTGATCGCATCCGAAATACCTTCAGTGGTGGTCGTTGCGCTGATGTCCACCTCAATGATGCTCTTTGTCGCCACAGTAGTTGCCGTGTTGGTGTCATTCAATCGGATGGTGATGTTCTCGCCCAAGTCTGCATCAACTTGACCTGCACTCTTGAAAGTGAATTGCGCTCCATAGGTGTTTGTAAGGAGGCTGGCAAAGGAAGCGAATTGTTGGCGGAAGGTGGGGTGGGGTGAGGATTGAGACACGCCCACTGAAAGGTCAATTGCCATGGACGCACCTGTTCCTCCCGTCGCATCCGTATCGTCTGTGAGGATGCCGTCAACTGAAATACCCACCGTGACTTGAGACAGGTCGATACCTGCTCGCACTGCGATAATCGGGAATGCTTGAAGTGAAACGGCTCGTTGAAGGCTGAAAGTGATGTTGGTTGCCTCCAACTCAATGACTCCACCATCCCTACGGATAAGTTGAATCATGGGCATGGTCAAATCCCCCTCGTAAAGCCACTTCCACGGCTTCTGTTGCGGAAGGTTCGTGCAACCTCTTCGCTTACCTTCTTTGCGATTTCATTTGCATTCCCGCCGCCTGTGACGCTGATGTTGAGGGTGATATTGTCTCCGCCTCGTGGTTGAGTCATAGCCCCCTTCATTTCAACGGGAATGCTTCGACCGTTGGGGAGGGGGACAATGGCTTCTGTTCCGTGGAGGGCAACGGGATAACCGCTCGATGGCCCTTTAGCAATCCCGCCATCACTGAATCCGAGGAGGCTCATTCCTCCGCTCACAAAGCCCCCGATTCCATCAACAACTTTACCCACGCCCTCAAGAATCGGATCCAAGAATTCCATCACATTCTCGAACATGTCTTCAAACAAACCAGCAACTTTTGTCACTATGTCGTCGAAAATGTCAATGATGCTTTGACAATGCTCCAAGAATCCATCAATGTCGCCCGAAAGCAGGGCTACAATTCCACGGAAGCCTGCCAAAACAATGCGAAAGGCCCCAATGACAATCGCAAGAACAATCTCTATGCCGTTGAGCATGGCTTTGTAGAACGGCATCACATACGGGCCAATAAGCGCAAACCAAGCGATAAGAACGGCAACAATCACGCCCAAAGCCTTCATCAAAAATTGAACAGTCTCACCGATAGCAAGAGCCACTTCTGCGAAGAAATCAAAAATTCCCGATGTCATCAAGAAGTTGATGAACACATCAATTCCTTCTTCGATGGCTGAAATGACATCCTCAAAGGTCATCTCGCTATCACCGAGAACCGCCTTAATCGTGTCAAAGAACACCATAAAGGAGCCAAGAATCATACCGATTGAGTCAATGAGGGCCTGCCCCAGTCCCGAACCATAAATAGCGGCCAGCAAGTCGAAATAGCCAGCCAAAATAACTCCAACGACCGCCAAAGTTGCAGATGAAAGTTGAAAAATAATTCCAATAACCACCCCGATTCCTTGAACGATTGGTGAAAAGTCAAGACCCGCAATCGCTGAAATATAATTCATAACCGAATCCTTCAAACCTTCAAACACGCCCAATAAAACACCGATACGATCAGTGATGCCAGGCATGATTGAGTCCATTTCACCAAACGAACCAGCCATCAAGAATATGACACCGACAATCGCCATGACGATGCCGACCATGAGAATTAAAGAGGTCATAATCATTTTGAAGCCGCCTCCAACGCCGCCCAACACGGACTCCAAATTCTCCATGTTTTCGGTCAACTCTTCTGTTGGTTTGTTCAGTGCTTCAAATGATTCGCCAACGACCTGCCCCACCTGTTTGACTGAAAGAAAAATGTCAAGGAATGGGCCGAATGCTTTCTCCAACAACTTGTATTTGATTGCCATCAACTGAATGCCTTTCGTGTGCTTCTTCAAAGGAACATTCGCTTTGGCGAAAGCGTTGATGAATTCAGCATACGATTGGTCGGCCATGTTTATTCCTCACGCATTTGTTGGTTTATCCTGTCGAAGAAGTCATCGTTTAGGCTGTCGCTGGTAGTCCGTAGTGGCCGCCCTCCTTTAGAACCACCGCCGCTTTTTGACTTTCTTTCCATGTCTTTCTGCATTTTCTCAACACTTTCTTTCTTGATTTCATTCGCAATTGAAACGAAATAGAAATCCAACAGGACGCGCTGTGCAGGTTGGTCGTCCCACGAATGCGGGGGGCAGTTGAAGTGAGAACCCAACATGAAAGTGATGCTTTGAAAGGTAAGAATCCGTTGCTGTTCAGCACTGATTTCAACTTCTTCGCCTTGGATGAATTTCTTCAAATCATCTTGGCTTAACCCAAAGGGCTTTCACCACCAGCAAAGGTTCCCACGATTTCAAAAATGGAGGGCAGAACCCTTTGGACGCAAGCCCCGACATCGGGGTGGAGGTTGAGCAATTCTTCCTTGGTCAATGAAGGGTCGGTTTCAACGATACAATTCGTGAACACATAACGCCAATAACCTGCCAAATCAATTTTCGGTTGAATGTCTCCCTTCACGGTTACAAAGTCAACGAAACGAGACATGGCTTCCTGTTGTTGAATCCAAGAAAGAGGTCGAACAGCGACGACCAACTCACCCATCGGGGTTTCCAAGGTGTGTCGGACTGGTTCGCTCGACAGAATAAAATCATTCTTCCGAGCCATTTTCTTCACCCTCTTCAACAGGTGCGGCATCGTCTTCAATCAAACGCTCAACGAGATCTGCCTTTGTTCCACCAAGATTCAAGCCTCGCTCTTTGAGAATAACGCGTAAGTCGGTGACGGTCATTTCATCGTAAGGGGTTGCTGGTTCGGGGAGCGGGGTGACTTCGGGGACTTCTTCAATTGGAGAAACGAGGGTTCCCGAAGTGTTGTCCAAGTTGGGAAGGTCGATGTGGACTTTCACATCCTCACAGGGAAGTCCTGCGCCTGCTTCAATTCGTGTTCCGTAAATTCGCCAATCAAGGGGGACTCGCACCCCATTCACCGTGATGCTTCCAGTCAATCGCATATTTAACACACCTACCATTTCTGTTATAAATCCTCTCAAAGCACGAGGTATGGACTATTCTCCACGATTTTCATGTGGCGCACAGCCAACTCAACATCAACAATCACCGCTCCTTTGTCATCGGGGATTTGATGGTCTGCCTTGGTGATAGTGTAGTCCTCAATGGTGATGGTGGCATCCTGTCGGGTGCTTGCAGAACCAGGCTTGTTCAAGCGCAGAACAATGTCGTTTGTGTTCTTGTGGTGTCGTCGGGTTCGCACCTCCTCCCATAGCCTGTCGTCTTCAACAATTGCTTGAAACGACACGGTGTAGTTGCGCTGTGCTTCGGTGATGTCCGAGGCGAATTGAGTCCCGCCTTGCTGGACTTGATCGGCATCAGCAGACTGTCCTTCGTAGCCACGGATATACCAGCGAGCCGTATTTGTGTTGTTAATTTGGATGTTAATCGAAGTGCCACGGAGAACCAAACGCCCGAAGGCCTCAATGGTGAGGTTCATGAACAAATACGGTTTTTCACCATCAATTGCCAGCCCCGATACCTTTCGATTGGCGGCGTTGTTTGCAGTGTTCTCAAACATCCTGTGAGGCGTAAATACGCTGGCCGTATCGGTGTAGTGTCGGGCGGCCTCATAATTCAAAGCAACCTTCAACTCGCCCTCGGTATCAGCCGAGATTGTAGCGTCCGAGATTTTGCACCCCGAATAGATGCGTAGCAACTGTTCCACGCCAGGCGTTGCATCCGTTTGACGGAATGACTGTTCGATTGAGAAGGTAGGA